GGTGGGTTTATGTCTACGACTGGAAACGCAATAGTCAATGGAAGTAGAGCTGTAAATAGGTTTGCTAGAGGCGGATCATTAAGAAAGCCTGCGGGAGAAGCACCAGGTAATTATTTCAACGGAGGAATGATAGGTAGACTTGGTGCTGTAGCAAGAGCTGAAAAGATGTCACCTCGTAAATTGACAAAAATGGATAGAAATTTATCTAGAGTCATGGTTCAAAACAATGCATCTTTGGGCAGTGTCATAAAAGCTAATGGCTCTATAAGTGCAGCTAGACTGGGAGCAGACACTGGTCATTTGATCGGAATGGGTGGATCAACTCCAGCGGAAAGAATTGCAGTTGGAAGGTCTATGGCGACAAGTAACACTGGTCAAATTGGAGCCTATAGATCTTTAATGGGCATGGAAGGCGCAGCACCAGTAACAAATGGTATGAGACGTTATGCCACAACTGAAGGAATGACAGGAAAGTATACAAAATCATTTACTCAAAATCTTTTGACCTCTGGTGGTGGAATAGAGATGAGAACGTTGAATGGCACAGTTGGTAGAACAGCAGCTTTTGGTGTTGAAAATATTGCCATGACAGAAGCAGCTGAAAAGATGATTAGGCCTTTAGCTGGGGCCTTGGAAGCTAATCCGGCTTTAATGAATAGGGCTCTTGGCAGAGGAGTAACTGGAGGCACCCATCTAGCATCTTCACTTGCTCCTGAAATGGTCTCTGCAAGAGCAGGATTAATGGCTACTCAGATATCAGATCAAGGTATAATAAAGACCCTTGGAGTTAAGGGCGCAGCACAGGCTGCAAAAGCTGGAGGTGCAAGAGTTGGAATGGCAGTTGCTGGTGAGGCATTATTAGCTGCTATTCCTGGAGTGAACCTTGTGTTTGCAGCAGATTTAGCGTATAATTTAGCTAAACTAGCTGGTGCCGGCGTTAAAGCTGGTATAAATTTTGGAAAAGATGGAATGAAGTCTATGACTGGAACTATGAATAATGGTTTATTTGGTGCAGGTTATAAAGATAACGAAGTAGCAGCTACATCCAGGGCAAGAGGTGTATCTGCCATTCAGAACAGTAGACTAAACGCAAGGTCTCTTTTGGGTTCAGAAGGTGCAATGATGCACGCCCACTTTGGATAAATATGTCAAATACAACTACTAGATTTAGAGAAAAATTAGAGAATCTTTCAAGAGAAGATTTACTTGAAATTATTCAAGAGCAAAACCCTGAAACAATTAAACAAATAAAAAGAATTGAATGGGTATTTGAAAACAAATTAAGCCATCTTGCTTGGAATGATGGAACTCCAGTAACAGAGAGACCTTTAACTATAAAAGAACTTGCCCTGTTAGTTGATGAGCCTTTTGAAATAGATAGAGAATTATTAGATATTGGTGTTTCCGCAGAACAACAAAGGCAGATACACATAGCTAAAGACCCATGCAGATGGGCAAAGCATTTCCTGAATGCTGAGACCAGAGTTTATCAAACGCTAATATTAAGAGATCCAGGACTAAGAAAGGTACTTAGAGCAGGTCGTCGTTTAGGTAAGACTTTTAGTATGGCTATTTACTTGCTTCATTATAGCTATACTCATACCGATGGTCGCTCATTGGTTATTGCGCCAATGAAAACTCAAGTTGAATTAATCTATCAAGAAATATTAAGATTATCTTCTAAGAGTGATATTGTAACTAATTCTATAACTAGAAAAGTAACATCTCCTCAATTCATGATTCAGTTTTCTAATGGATCAACTATTCGATTCTTTACTTCTGGCATGAGATCTGGACGGAAAGTCTGACGTAGCTCGTGGTCAGGAAGCCCATCTAATTGTTTTGGACGAAATGGATTATATGAATCCAGACGACCTCGATGCGTTATATGCCATGTTGCAGAAAACCGCAGAAGATCAACCAGATAAAGTTCTCATTGGAGCTTCTACTCCAACTGGTAGAAGAGAGAGATTCTGGGATTGGTGTAGGAACGAAAGATTCAAAGAATTCTGGTATCCTTCGTATTGCAACCCATACTTCACTAAAGATCAAGAAGACGAATTTAGAGAAGAATATTCTGAATCTGGTTACAGGCATGAAATTGAAGCTGACTGGGGTGAAGACTCTGAAGGCGTATATCCTAGAAAATATGTAGATAGAGCTTTCGTTGAACCAGGGTGGAATTATATTCCAGAGATACAGTCTGCAAGGAGCTTCTACTCGGTTGGAGTGGATTGGGACAAGTATGGTGCCGGAACCAATATAGTCGTCTTAGAAGCGTGCTCAGAGGCCTATGAGGACGAAAGATTTAGAGGTAAGGTCAGAGTAGTGTACAGAGAAGAGATTGCTAAGTCTGAATACACCTTAACCAACGCCGTTAATAGAATCGTAGAACTAAATCATTCTTTTAGCCCAAAGTTTATATATGTTGACAGAGGATATGGTGAAGTTCAAGTAGAACTGCTTCACAAGTATGGGATGGAAAATCCTCAATCTAATCTTAGGGAAAAAGTAAAAGGAGTTGCGTTTAGTGAATCTATAGAAATTAGGGATCCTTACACTAAGCTTCCTACCAAAAAAGAAATCAAACCTTACATGGTCGATAACCTTAGGCAATATCTTGAAAGAGAACAAATTCTATTCTCCTCTTTTGATGAAGAACTTTATACCCAGTTAATATCTTATGTGGTAGTTAGAACTACTCAGTCTGGAAGACCAGTCTTTGAGGCAGGTGGTTCAGCGGTAGATCATGCACACGATGCTTTGATGCTAGCCCTTCTCGCAATAACTCAAAACTTTGGTGAATTTAGCAAGATTAAATCAGCAACAAATACAACTACATTTTCTAATACATTTTTTATGCCAAAGCAAAAGAATGAGGAAGACAGTGATAGTGAAAAAGAATCTGGATACGGAAAGCATTTCTTGGACACAAATAGAACACAGGGATTAAAAGCTGGAAGATCTAGAAAAAGTGGATCTAGACAAAATACCAGGAAGATGTTCTAAGGGTAATTATGGCTATTGAAAACCTTAACCAAATTCAAGCAGTTGAATCAGATATATTTGGCGACTACCAGCTTAATGGAGTATCGCCTTACGCAGATTTAAACAAAGACGCAGGTAAAAATAAGTTTCAACTTAAATCAGACGTTACAACTTACGCAGCTGGTACGGATCAGTATTACAGTGTTCCACTAAAAGCGGTAAAGGATCAGGCAAAGAATACTTGTGATGATTTACTTTTTTTTGTAGATGAATTAGAAAAATTATTAAATGAGATTAGCTTAGACCCAAATGCTACTCCAGCTATAAGTGAATATCACAGGTATGTATGGAGTGAAATATCTAAAATAAACGATCAATCTTTAGGAGAGGGTACTCTTCCTAATTTTATCTCACATGCAGAATATCTATATGCAGAAAAACATGGTTGTAGAGGATGTAGAAAGTTTACAAAAGAATATGATCAACTCATATCTTCAACTACTTTTGGTCATATATATTCTTTTAGAAAAATAGCAAAAGCACTTATCAATGAAGCTGAGTGCATTAAGAAATCACTAATGACAGATTTTGGAGATGACTATGAAGACGAATCACAGCAACAAGTCGCAACGTACTACCTCTACTGGCTCAAAATGGCGACCCATTATCAGAGGAGGTTTGAAGACGCGATCCCAGCCTCTCCCGTCCTTCTCCCAGAATCCGAAGTGGATAAAGTCACTAAAAGACAAGCCGGTCAATTTCAAGCATTTTTTTCGATCAGAGTAAATTCAGAAACAGTATCAATTAATAATCAAATAGAGTCTTTGAACAAGGACCTAGGTCAAGACTGTAGTGTTTTTTATGAAAAGTTTTTAGGACCATCTATAAAGTTTAAAACAAAAGTTGGAGGAGATTTAGCTTTAGATTTTAGAACGACTAACATGCTCTCTCAAATGCCTCGACTTGCAGAAGAAGCGATAACTGCTGTCTTAACTATAGAAGGAAACTTTAAGTCTGTTTTGACAGATCTTCTTGAAAGAAGAAATATAATGATCAAAAAAATAGATTCATTATATCAATCAATAATGCAAAGAAGAAAATATGTTCTTTACATTTCTCAATTAGCATCTAAAGCTATATCTAAAAATAGAATAGTTACTTCTGAATCTAATGAAGAGTATATATCAGCAGCTTATTACGCAGTTGCCGATAGAAGTTCTATAACAGAATCATTAAAGTCTAGTCACTCTTCATTGGATGATTTAGGCGAGGATAATCACCCTCAGTATTTACTCAAAACAGGTGGGGTTATATCAGGCGATGTCTCGGTAGAACCTAACGTTACTATTGATGGAGTAGATTTAAGTACTCATAGTCATACGGGATATGACGGTTCTACTAAAATTAGATCTATAGACATAGATTACAATTCAGTAAGAGACGATTATAAAAACAGTGATCTTCTAAAAGTTAAAGACATTTTAGATATTAAGATAGAATCCTTCATACCTGATATACTAATTGGTGGAGTTCCAGTAGCAGATGTTGTAGTAAGCATTAATGTTCCTGATGAGTTAAAAGATAAGTATGAATTTGAGATTAGATACATAGAGATTTGATATGACTTGGTTTAGCTATTTAAAGAATGATAGTAATATTTCAGCGTCTCCATATACGCTTAATTTGTCGAATCCGCCATTAAGAAAACGGATTATCTTTTTCTGACATCAAAGAAACAATTCATGCAAACGATTGGTTATTCGTTGATTTGTTAGATAACGAAATTAATTACCTATATGATGCTAATCTAGTCAAGACAGAACAAGATCATTCTTACGTAATGGTTTATGAAGACCCAATAGATTCAACAGATGCTACTCCAGTATCAACTACAATTCTGGATAATTTAATTTATTTTAAATCTGCAAAAGAACATTCTATTGGTCCCGGAAATGCCGTTAATTATAATCTTTATTATGGTAGAGATTATATAAAATATATAAAGCCAACTTCTTACTATAACTACGATATAGATGAAACTGTTTATAAGTATATTCAATATGATCAATCTACTATCAATTATTATTTATCGGGAAATAATTCTCAAGACAATGCGCCATTAAGCGCAACTCCTAGTGACGTTAATCTATATCAAAGTAAAGTTGATAAAGACTCTAAAGAAAATTATACATTAACATTTTTTAATGATGGAGTTGATTGGATAGATAACAAATCAACAAAAGCAGAAGTAAAAGTTGTAGGTAATTTTAGTGGACCTAAATTTAAATTAATAGGAAATGTTGGTCCAGATCATGGAATTTTTAAATATAGAATATCTACAAAAATTATTTCTGATCAACAGATAGAACAGGTCGTAGTAGACTGGACAAATGTAGACTGCTACTTATCCTCTGGTCTTTTGGAGACTGAGCTTATTAATATAATAGATTTAGGCTATGAGGAATATATTATAGAAATAGAAACTTTATATGATAAAAACGTATTATCATCTGGAAATAATATTTTAATTAAAGAAATACAATTTTTAAAAAATTATAATATATCTCTAGGTGAAGAATCTATAAATCCTGATTTATCATTTATATCTATAGGCGGAGTAAAATAATGGCTATTGTAAAAAAGACACTTCAAAATTTAAAACCAGGAAAACAATATTTATTAACAGTTAGGGCAAAAGACGCTGACTTAAATAATACTTTAGACCCTTCTGCTGCTATAAGATTCACTGTTCCAACAGACCAGGTTGAACCTACGTCACTTGGAAATCTTCAAATATCCGTAGGTTATAAAACAGCAATGGTTAGCTTTAACCCAGCTGATGATCTTAACCTAAAAAACTATGAATATAAAGTATACAAAGAATCTCAAGTAGAACAAATTGGATTACATTACGAGCCTATATCAGAAGATGATTATGAGATTCAAGGTTTTTCTAGCTCAAACGTATTTACTGTAAACCTAGAAGAAACTTCCTATA